GGCTTCGGGGTTCTTTTTCGGCGATACTAACTACGACGAGTATTACTACGAGTATTTAAGCAATACGATTACGCTACTCAATACGCTACTAATCACCGTACCTGAAGGCTGGGATTTTAGTTACCAGAGTAGTTGGTAGAGAGATGAGTAAGCCAATGTGTCCGTGGTGCGGAGACCTTTACGAAGTTACTGCGTGGGGAATATCGCACGAGTGTAAAGAGGATAGAGAGGATAAGTAATGAGAAAGATAACTCTAATAGTAGATGATGAGTGGTATAAAGCCATAGTCAATTTAACTACTGATGTGTACGACGGAGAGACGTGTAAGTGGGTAGCCGTTGAGGAAATGCCTACGGTGAGAGAAATGGACGGAGTATCATGAGCGAGCCATACGGATTAAGTCAATGCGAAATATGCGAGCAGTATGTAAATAGCCTTTGCGATATGACAGAACTTTGCGTAGAGTGTTGTAGTGATTGTCAAGAGAGAGGTTTAGAGCATGACTAAAGATAAAATTAACGCATGTAACTGTGACAAATGCGAGTGCCCTAAGCAAGATGATTACACAAGAGAAGGCGGTACTTGTGAGGAGTGCTTTAGCGGTTGCCAACCTACTGAGGGCGGTGACGAGTGCGATTGTACGGAAGTGTGCGGTTGGACTAAGCCCCATTATGTAACCGAAGGCTCTTGCCCTAACTGCGGAACTAATGTAAGTTTAGGTGAGGAGTCTATGATTGAGTTTGATTGCGAAACTCATGGAGAGATTAGTTGGTATAGATAAATGAGAGATGAGAACAGAGGGGAAACAATCTAATTCAAACCTTCCTGCCCCTTCCCGACTTTAGAGAGACTGCGCTAGTCTTAGACAATAAAAGGCTAGGCAAGCAACGCGTAGAGGCTTATCAGATTATGAAAGTCTTGCGCGGAGAGACTAAAGGGTGGCGCAACCACCCTGCCGTTCTTATGTGGAGAGAGTATGAACCTGCGCTCTATGAGTACGGGCGAATAGTTTGTGGTGAGTGGCGCAATAGAGGTTTTGTTGATAACCTATATAATAAGTTTCCCGTCGAGCAAATAGTAATACCTGCGTGGTTAGGGGATATGAGACTTCATACCTCTCACCAAGCAAACTTAGTAAGGAAGTTTCCCGAACACTATCGAGAACACTTCCCTGATGTAGATGAAACTATGCCCTATTTTTGGGTATCTAACGAGAAGGAATACAATGACTAAAAAGGTAAACGTAGTATTTTACGCAGAAACAATTAAGAACTCAGCAAAGGGTGGCGCATGGCTAACCACTATTAGAATTACTGATGAGGGTATGGATATTCCTAGCGAAACCCTTACCGCAGCGTGGTCAAACGCTTCCGCAGCGAAGCGTTGGATCAAAGAAAAGGTACAAGAACTAACGCCACGTAAATCGCTAAAATTAGTGGCTACAACGCAGAACTTAGACGATAAGGGCAAGCCTTTAGCGTGGGTAGGTCAAATTGGATACAAGAGAGACGCGTAATGAGTTTTACAGAACCTATTATTCCAAACCCTGATTGGGGCAACCCATTTCCAAGTGTAATCCCAGATTGGGAAGAAGAGGAAGATGATGATTGACACTTTAACCGTAATAGCGACTACTATTTCTTTAATTGGTTTATTATCCGTAATGGCACTCATGTGGAGAGAGAACATATATTTAACAAGGAAGGTTAAAATCCTTCAAGTTGCTTTAAGAGAAGAACGACGCAAAGTTTAGTTTTCTATGCGGGACATGGAAACGTATCAGGCGTTAAAGCACCTCTTTAACCTTTCTAATGCTAAGAGCGGTCATGACTCTTTCCCTTGACGAGCCGTATCTGCGCCTAGATACTAAGAAAGCCCCCCAATCGGGGGGCTTTCTTATTTACGGCTTAGGTACTTCGCAGAAGTCAGTTGAACAATACTTCTCACCAATGGCGTCAGACGCCATACCTGCGTACACGTCAGTAAAGTCAATAGGCAGGAGAGAGAGCGTGTAATCGTCGTAGGCTTCTTGTGTCATTTGAGTGTATGGCATTTGCGGATAGACATGGTTGCCCATAGGTAAGAACGATACAGTTTTTAGTTGCCCGTCGAACATATGAAGCACAGTACCCACAGCATCTTTTTCTTTAACGGCGTCAAACGATACAGTTACAGATACAGAGTTGTCAGACCAATGCCGTTGAGCCATAGCAGCGAGAGAGGTCTTTTCAAATATAGAAACATCTTTCTCCGAGCGGAGAGCCATAGACTTAATTGGAAAGAACACCACCGAAGTAGAAGTTGGTGACTCTGAAGCTGGCTCTACTCGGTAGCCGCTAGCCTTGAAGAGAGGTAACATAGGATCTTCATTACCAAATCTAATAGCACGAAGGAAGTATTGACCGCCAGGCGTCCAATGTACGCCAGGAGATTCTCCAGCCAAGATAGAGACAGTTCCCGAAGGCTTTACAGTAGTTGTCTTAATAGATTCGCGGATGCCCAGCCACTCAGAGTAAGACTTATCGTACTGCTGAACAACATTATAGCCAGCGTCCATCCACTCACGGAGAGTTGGAAGCCCCACTCGGTCAGCAAAGTTAGCAACACCAGACATAGAAGTTCCAATACGGCGGTTGCGCTGCATGATCGCGTTGGTCTCTTCCCAGTGAGTAGGCAAAAGAGTTACAGTTTTGGCATAGAGATAAGCAAACTTAAGAGTTCGCTTAAAATCTTCTAGAGAGTCATGGCGATTCAAATAGGTTTCAACCAAAGTACAGCACTCAAATGATTCGAGAGATTGCTCTGCGCAAGGGTTGTAGCCAGCGGCTCTCCAATCTTTGTTATTAGGAGCATCAACCAAGCGCCCATACTTACGAGTTACATCCATCCAGATAACGCCAGGCTCACCATTGAGAGCAATACCCTCAACAATGCTACTTAAATCTGAACCAACGCTAACTTCAACAGAGTTGTTAGACATCCAAGCCCAGCCAGGAGCTTTAGGGTCATAAGAGTTACGTTCTGGGTAAACTTCAGCGTTCTTCAGATTAAGAAAGTCTTTGTCATCTAGTCTGCCCATAAGCAGCTCAGCTGAGCGGCGGACGTTGCCTGAGACTACGCAAACTCCAATTAGATTACCAAGATCGGCAATATCTTTACGGGTTAGTTTCTCCCCAGCACGGTTTTTAAATATAGAACGCACATAGTTGTGAAGACGAACTAACGGTTCTGGGCCCGCAGCTGTTCCGCCGAAGGTCTTGATTGGTTCGCCCGCAAGGCGTATTTCTTTGTAATCAAATACTGGAGCCTTACAATCTGATCTGAGGTAGGAATTGATAAGGGTGGCAGTTGATTCAACCCACCCCTCTCTGGTATCTGGGATGACGATTGGGTCGGTGTCTGGTTGTGGTTCATAAATAGTGAAGTCCTTGTCTGCGCCCTTATCATCAAAGCCAACGCCCACTCCGAGCATTGAGGCTTCCATTAGAAAAGCAAATGGTTTGGCTGGGTTAATTTTGGTCATAGAGTCTGTGGATACAAAAGAACAGTTTTGAAGAGCGGCTGAGTTCTTCTGCTCATTTACAAGTGGCGTTCCCATAACCCATAGTCCTCGGCCTGGCGGTGTCCACTTAAGATTAAACAAGCGGTCAAACGCCTCTTTGGCAGAAGCCTGAGCCTTGGAGTCGTTCCAAGGTAATCGGTTAGTCTTAGCGTGGTCTTTCTGAATAGAATACATGCCGTTGATAACGCGCTCGCATACATCAACCCAAGTCTCTTTAGTCCCATCAGCCTTTAAACGTGAGTAGGTTCGGAGAAAGGTAATCTCTCCAACCGAGTTCCCGCCAGCATCTACATACCCCCAAGGCACTTTCTTTTCCTTGTACCCTGTGACAAAGTCTTCGGCTAAATGAAACGATAATGGCATATGTTTTCCGTTCTGCTTAGGGTTTTATAGTTTACTTACTGCGGTACAACTAGTTCAGCAGGTATGGCGCTATCCACCTCTGCTATAGGCCTCTTATATGATAAGAGTGGCTACTCTTCTTCTATGATTTCACGTATGATTTGCGTAGTTTGCTCCTCATTTAATCCATCATTTGGTAACTCTTTGAGCACGTTTGCGCGGTCTCCGAAGATGGAACTTAGCACACCTGCGGAGCCTTGTCGCTCTACGGTCATGCGAATAAACTCACGTGAGTCGTCCAATTCTTTGGTCGTTTTGATCAATTTAAATAGGCGGTCAATCTCCTGAGAAACATTAGGATCAGCGTAGCCACCGCTCATTTCTTCAGCAAAACGCATGAAAGCAACGCGTTGGCCCTGCATTTCTATAATTGAATTGATCAATGCCTTTAGTTGATCTTTGGTTTTAACTTCGATGGGCAGCTTAAATGCGCACACAGATTGAGGCTTAAAAGCAGGGCAGTTGGTAGCTACAAAACATGAATCACATGACCGTAGTGAGGTGCTTTGAGAGTGTACAGTTTGTACATCTTGGATGAGCCCGTTCTCGTCTACGGTGCTAGAAATCTCGTAGCCAAACACAGGAAGATTGCCCATTTCTTCGGGTTCACGGGGCAAAAGTTTCCGCATCACAACCCCCTTGTTATCAATACTAGGTAGGGGTGTTTCCGCGTTTGATACTACTTCTAGTTCATCGCTGTTATCATATAAGAAGCCCTCATCAGTAGTCACGCCGTTCACCTTTCGTTCAAATTGGCCGTATGACCACACTGCTAATCGGCAGACTTCCTTAGGGTCGTCTTCCAAAATCTTATCTATATCAAGCCCAGCCTTTGTGTACACGTTCCGATACCTAGACCTAGCTTGATCTTTCATACGTTTTGGGTAGCGCATGAGTTTCATGCCGTCCCACACGATAGTCTCTCCGTGCATCATAGGGCTAAGCCACGACATAGTGCTAGCCGACTCAATACTTACTTGACGTAAGTTGTCAGGTTTAGCACAACCTATTGCATGAAAGCGTGTGCCGTTGTTACGAACATGTGTTCGAGTAACTACAGCAAGCTGAGTTTCTTCCTCGATAGCATAACCAGGGATTGCTATATCTAAATAGGTATCTACCATTAGATTCAAGCCCTTTAACCCAGAAGCTGGATCCCAGACGGGCTGGAATTTGCCTGGTGGCACCTCCGCCCAAGCTGTCTTTCTTTGTACCTCAACGAAAGCAGGATCTACCTCGCTAATTTCATTGAAAGTAGTGATGCGGTCTATATTATTAGCGATAAAGTCCTCATACTCGGCGGCAAAAAGTGCCAAGTCATCTGGGCTCAGGGATGTGCCTTTGGGTATGCCAGGATATACATAAATAGAAAAATCATCATTAAAGTAATTTGCTAGTAGATACGCTTTATTTTTAGGTAAGCCCCGCTCACGCAGCCGCCAGAAGCTCACGCCTACCTGGGTGGCTGAAGTTGTTTCTAATAGAGTACGGTTGCTGGGAACCTCTGCCCCTAAATATATCAGCTTCATTGTACGCGTGGGTCTTCTGCTATTGCGTCTTGCTGGTTGGCTATCTCTGTAGATATATCTTCCCAGCTTTTGCGGCCTACGCGGCTATCTGGTCTAAATTCCTCTTTGACGTAAGATGGTTGTAGGAACACCATTGTTGTGATTCCAACTTCTAATAGGTCTTTAGCCAGCACTGGATTAGACGTTATAACCATCTCAACTGGCCCTTGACCACGACAGTACTCAACTTGACGAAACTCTGCGTTATCCGTCATTGAGGGTATGTCACGACCAATTAAATCATCAATTTTATTGATCTTATGCTGGCGTAACCACACATCATCTACTTCTTTATTAGAAGATATCAAAAGCACTCTATTGTTTTCAGCAAGTAATCTGTATAGACCAAGGCCTTGATAAATAGGGGTATGAGTGTGCGTACGCAGTACGCCATCTATAAACATTAGAAATGTCACGAATTAATTCTCCAACTACTTAGTTAAATAATACTTGCTTCTGCCTCATCAACTGCATCATCTAGTGAACGTGTGTGCTCTTGCGAGCAGTTACCGCACTCTCTACACATTACTTTCCTAACATAGTACGTCTAATTAAAGTATCAGCTGTTGGCAGCTCCATACCATAAGTAGATTGTTCGTACTCCTTACGACTACGCGTAGATATATCTTTTAATTTCTTTAGGGCCTGAACTGTACCAGCAGATTTACCTGCTTGCCAACGATAGTTAGCAATATCTGAGTACCCTTGACCATCTGGACTAAAAGCTGCCTTTCTACCGCTGTGCATATCTTCAAACAAAGCAGAACCCTGTTGAATAGCTAACCTTAACGCAGATTCTGCGTTTCGTCTTGCGTGGTCAGTAGTAGCAGAACCTATTGCGGTTAATGCTTTTGAATAACGTGAAAGAATTTCTGTAGTCATTGAGGTATCTTGGGCTAGTTTACGTTCCCACAACTTATTAACTGGTGCTCTGCGAATCTCTGGTTGAACTGTCCAGTCGTCATTAGTAAGCGAGTAAGCAGCATAAGGTTTAATTGAAATGATGTCTGACTTTACATTTACATAAAAAGTAAGTTCGTAGGCCTCTAAGAAGTTATCAACATAAGGATGAAGGGCTGTTCTAAAATCTTCATTAAACATATCAGCTATCTGTTTATCACTTAATGCTTTGTATTCTTGATTAGATTGGCGAAATGCTAAATAATTTACACCGATCAAACAATCTAAATCAGCTGGTTTACGAGCAGCAGTCCATTGATATGATACGGCTGAGCCAGCGAGCCAGGCATGAATATAGCCTTCAGGGTTGTAGTAATGAACGCGTAAGTGTTCAAGTAAGATTCTTAAAATTGATGATCTAACTGCTGGGATTAACTTTCCATCCCTGAATAACCGTGGATCAAGCCCTGCGGAAGATGGGGCAAAATACGAAGTTTCTGAAGGCTCTACGTCTACTGGAGTTGCTTGTGCAACCAGTGCATCGTAGAAGTTCATCTACTTATTATAGTTCTTTTTCTCGTTCTTCTTTATAGATAACGTCATAGCGCTTCATCTTTTCTTCAATCTCTTGCGCTAGAGGTCGCGTCATATAGCCGCATGTATTGTGCGCATTTATAAATGATTGCGCCCAAATTAAACCAAGTGTTTCATTTTCAGCGCTATCAATTTGAAATGACGCTTCGCAGTTGCAGCTCATCTCTATAAACATGGGGCCACCTCTTTAAATGTGTGTATGTACAGTATACCCCTGAGCTACAAGCCTTTAGTCGTAAAGGCCACGCTCTTTATACGCCTTTTGCTGGTTGTACATCTTGACAGGGCAAAAATCGCATAAATGAACCTTAATTGTGGATTTAGCCAAGCCTTCGGCAGCACGCTCTTTGTCAGTACCTGGTTTAAGCAGTTTACGGTCTGTCTTATAGTCTGGACATTGGCCTTTAGGGCTGTTGTGAACCTTCCAACAAGACATAGCATCTGCGCTAAACGTATCTTTAAGGTCGTAAAAACCTGTACCAAACACATCAAGACCTGCAGTTAATGGGCTTTTAGAAGTAAACTGCTCTTTAATTTGAGCAACAATTGATTCTTTAATTTTAGGTGTCATCCAATATACCCAGTTAATATCTACAAGGGCGCCGTAACAACCCTTACGCTCATGCGGGGCGTTAGACTCTGCTAAATATGGGTTTTCTGTTTGATCAAACTTACCATCACCTAAATATTTGCCAGATTTAACATACGGAATTTCTTCAATGCTTTTACAAGTTTTGCATACAAGCAGAAGGATATATTCGTTTTCTAGTTCAGTCTTTGACATGGCGAAATACTACCACAAAGGCTGCGTACTTATTTTATTTCCGCATCCTCAATACCTGTCATATCTGGGCGACCTTTACCTTTTTTTGGTAGTTTATTTTCTGGGCGACCAGATGCCGTGTTATCTAAACCTTTAGTTGCCTCGTGAGGGTATAAAGTTACATCTACTACAGATTCTGGGTCGTAGAAACCTTTTTTACCAACTTTAACATGACCATGGCCTGATCTTTCAACCTCTGTGTTACCAGGATTGAACTTTACAGCAAACGGCCCAGCTTTGGCCCAACCAGATGCACGACCTAAAGCAGCAGTCATTTCTTCGTGTGACCCCACTGAACGGCGGTCATCACGATCTCTACGGCGTGGTGTTCTCATTAGTTGGCTCCTGGGCTTACCTTTGCGGTTTCTTCTGAGTTAATAAAACCGTAGTTCATGTAAGGGTGCAAACCAGCGCGGTTCTTAACAACTAACTGGTCACCCATGCCTGGCGCAACTTCTGTATTTGGACGACGCTTACGATACTTGCCGTCTGTTGTGCCTTCAATGAGCGAAGCACTCTCTGATCGGAACTTGTTTACGGTCATGCCATTCGGCCTTTCACTAATTTGTTCAACTTGCGTCGGTTGCAAGAGGAGCAAAGCTCTGTATGTAATGATTGTACGGGGTTCAACATCATCCCACACCCCTTACAGGATGTAGAACCGTTGTAAACTGTAGGCATTTCGCGCTGAGTTTCAAGCGCAACATCCATGGCTCCAGCCATGCCGTCGCCTGTTGCGTCTGTAAATAGCCCTGGGTCATTACTCATTTATCTCCTTGTGAGTCTAGCCATTGAGTAGTAAATGTTAATCCGCCATTTTTACTAGCCGCTTCAAGCTCATCTGCGTGTGGGCCTTTTGGACGCGGGTTAAACTTTTTGTCGTACTCGTCGCGTTCATAGCTGGTTTCAATTAATCCTTCAGCTTTTTTTGAGTCGCCACTTTTTACGGCACCTTCAAAAGCTGTACGTCGTGCCATTGCGGCATCTAGTTTAGATTCGTGAAAGTCCTTGTTGTTGCGTCCCATTAAACTGCTCCTCCTAGAGTATTACGGCTGCTTGATTGAGTGCTGTTTGGCGTATTGCTAAAATCAGACTCAACGCGTTGAGCGGTAGGTGCGGTACGCGGTAGGTCAATAATATCCTCAATACCAATTTCGTTTTCTGTAAACCCGTATCTAGCTGGGAATAGTTTAATCTGAGGTAGTGGGGGGCGGACATATTCTTGAATCTCAGCCGCGCTCATGGTAAATGCAGCTAATGATTGGCTTAGTAAACGCTCTTGATTAGAAGCAAATGGGCCAATGTAAGCCTGTGGTGGGAATGCTGCCTCTTCTGGGGTAATGACTCCAGCGCGGTCTTTAGCCCACGGCTTATGGCCATATACGCCATCTGAGTATAATCCTGCCATATTAAGCTTTTCTTTCTCTTGGCGGGGTGTACGTTCTAGTACGAGTTCTTTTCCGTGTGCTAGTGCTTGTACTTTTTAACCTAACGGTTGCTCCCTTTTTCACAGGGACTTCCCCTTCAGAGTTTTCATTTAAGTTATCTGGGGAAAATACTTTGTTTTTATTTAATACGTCTTTATCAGTTTCTACTGAACTTATAGGTATTTCGGCCTTGTGCATAACAAGTCTATCGTTTGGGTGAGTCCCCATACCGCCAGTTGCGTGTTCGTGCCATGCGTGTGATCCCATTTCTTCTGCAACTTTACTATGAGCAGACCAATGTACGCCTAACCCAGCGTTAGAAGTGTAGCGGTCACCAGGAACAAAAATCCCCCTGTGCGCTTGAAATGCTAACTCAGGTTGACGCGATGGGTCCCCGCTTCTATCTGGAACAGGCATACTATTTCCAAGCTGGACGCATACGCGCCATCTGGTCTACACGTTGTTTGTCCAATGACATTGGGGATGTGCTACGCATATTAGCCTTACCATCGTTTGGTAAGTGTGGAGCAGGTGCAGCCATGGCGTTCTCTACGTTGCGTATTGATAAATACACATTGCCAACTCGTAAAGCCTTCATTTGACGCGCAATACCGCGAGTGTTTTCTAAACCCTCTGGGTAGTAATAATCAGATGAATCAATACGCTCACCGCGGTGAACGCCTCGTTGGTATGATCGTTGACCAACTCGTGTCTTTAAGCTGTTCATGACGGTATCTGAGGTGCTTGAAGGACGGCCTCGGTCGTCACGACGGGATCTAATAGTACCTAAATAACCATCTGGATATTCTGCTTGCGGTGCGCGTCCAACACCGAGGCGTAAAAAATCAAGCTCTGAACGAGCAACAGGAGTACCACCTCCACCATAGTTGGTGTAGGTTCCTGCCATACCCGCAGCGCCGAGGCTCTGCGTATTTTGATGTGGAGCGCCCATGTTCTTATGGTACGCGGTGTTCCCCTGCTAAAACTGCTAAATCTCTGCGGGGATCGTACCCCTCACCAATAACTAATGAAACAATACCTGTTGGTGATTCCAACCCACTCTTATCTCTAAACCACGCGCTGCCGCCGTCCATAGCAGGTACTTGAACCCACAAGCGCGGACCAATTTGATCGGCACGAAAATGGTGGAAATGGCCTGTCATTAAAACATCAGCTGATCCTACTGGTGTACGACCAGTTGCTTGGCCTGATATCCATTTACCCATATCTTTTGCTTGATGACCGTGCGCTAATCCTAATACGGTTCCGCCTAAATCTAACGCAAGGGTAGCGTGATCGGCAGGTGGGTAACAAAACTTAACGTGTGATAGCGCTGGGTTCTCTGAACAAGCATCTTGTACAGCAGCGACTATCTCTATCTGCCACGAGTCAATAGGATCTAACATAGTAATTCTATGAGGCTCATCATGATTGCCAGGAACTACTGGAATAATTAAAGCCTCACATAAAGGCGCAAACGCTTTAATCCAAGCCATAAGAACTCTGCGCCCTACTCTAATCTGTTGTGTTACTCCTAGGTCGCTACGGCCAATTACCATGCCTTTTTGTGAGCTGGTGCCTTCAATACAGTCGCCTAATTGAGGTAGAACAACTGTGCCAATAGGCCTGCCTAGCTTAAGTAATTCTTTATGACGCTCTACTGCGGCGTCTAAACCACGAAGAACTCGGTTAATTGTTTCTTCTGTTCCGCCACCCGCATCTTTGCCATACTGAGTATCGCCTATCGCGTAAATAGCATACAAAGGGCCCGATATCTTTTCGCTTTTGCTGGGCTTCCACTTTTGTATATGGTCAACCAACGCATCATAGTCAATGTCAACGCCGTGCTTTTGAAAAGCAGGTTTTACATTTACCCGCGCTGCCTCTAACCACTCACCATCGTAACGTTGCCAGCGACTCTTACGAACGCTTACTACAACCCATACTTCTGGGTCTAAATCAAAATCTTTAAATAGGTCTACTGCGTCTGGCAGTTCACCTGCGTTGCGCGGTGTAGAAATAAAATAACCACCGTCAACTCCTATATCTAATTTTGCTCGCCAATCTTGAGGAACGTTACTCTGCTTTACTTCGTTCTGCATGCTGTTTAAATCAGCATTTATAAGGGTTTTTCCTAGTATATTTAATTTTTCAGACATGTACAGTACCCTCTCAAGTGGGAACGAAAAGCGGTTAACCCAAAAGGCATTGACTCTGCGTTATGTAACTCTTTATATAATGAGGCAAGAACAACGTTTTTATTATTTTCTTTTAATTTAGCAAATGCTTCTTTTTCAGCATCTTCTAATGACTCAATCCAAACGCTTACTACACAGTTAATAGAAGCTTTTTCTTCAAGGTGCTTTGTTAAAATATCCAACATGTTATCCCCTTGTTGTCGTCATGATGCGTTAAGATTAACACATAAACACCGCCATAACAACAAAAAACCCCGCCACTAGGGCGGGGTTTAATTGGTAATACTTTAAGCTAAATCTGACATCCCTGATTGAAATGAAGGACGTTGACGATTCATAGCTGGGCCAAGAATACGGCCGTTGCTTTGAGTAGCTGATGCCTCTGGTGCGACATGCGCATTAAAACCTACTCTAACTCCGTAAGTTGCTCCGTTACGTCCTTGAGCATTTGGGCTCAATACATTTGGGCGTGATGGCTTTGGTTGTGCATATGGATCACCAGACGCTGTGTTCTTCTTTTTGATAAGTGTTCCGCGCTCAGGCATTGCTACGCGTGGTTTTGCACTTGACGAAGATTTTGGCGCAGTTGATGCGTCCGCAATCGTTGGGTTCTTAGTTGAATCTTTCATTTATTTTCCTTTGGCCTAAGGGTTATTAAAGAATAACAGGATTACCGTACTTCTACAGACCAAACAATGGCTGAGATAGTGCCTTCATGGCTTTCAATGCTAGCAAAACCAGGCACACAGATAAGGTCTAGCCCTCTAGGTGCGGTGTAACCACGAGCAATGGCAATAGCTTTGGTGGCTTGGTTTACTGCTCCAGCGCCTACTGCGCGTAGTTTACAAGACCTTAGCTCATAAATACTGTGGGCAATTGCTGATGCGACGGCTTGGGGGTTGCTACCTGCGCTTACACGCAGAATGTTTTCTTCATTTTGTTCAGTCATTTTATACCTCGGTTTACGAATAGTGTGAGTGTCCCGTGGGAATAAGTATGAGGTATTAAATAGTAACTGTCTTATTAAATAGGAGTTGGGGCTGTGGCCAAAGCTCCGCAGGAAAAGCACTCCATATCAAGCATATATAGGGATATTTCCCCATCTTGAAACATGACTTTTACGTTCCAAAGGGTAGACCCGCAAATGCAGACCTCTACAGGGTCGCCGCGAAGGTCAAGCACCCCACTTCTCCTTTAATCCGTCAATCAACTTGCGATTGGCTTCAATCTCGTTTTCAATCTCAACTACCTGTTCTGGGCTTAACTTCTCTTTATTATCTTGGTAAACGCGAAGCCCTGTTTCAAAGTTTTGTTCAAAGATAGCAAGCTGTACCGCACGACGCTCTTTTACAAATGCTTCTGCGGCTGCTTGATTTGTTTCTTTTTTTTCTTGTCGCTTACTCACAGCTCAATTCCAACCCAAAAACATAAAAAATCAATATTAATTGAGTACTTATCAATAGAAAACCCTAATGATAAACGCTTTCCATAGCCAAATGACAGCCAGTGAGTTTTAAAAACTTTAATTTCTTTATGCATTATCCTTGCCCTCCCCATCCTCCGCCTTTAAATTGAACAGCAGGTGGCGTAAAAACCTTAGACATTGCGTTACCACATTTACTACAATCGGGCCTACTAGAGGCGTCAAACGCAAAGTGCATCTCTACAGTGCTTCCGCACGGATCACAGATAAAATCATATTTAGGCATTTTGTTCTCCATATCCTGCTTCACGTAATAGTTCTACAAAATCTTCAAGCCGTAGTAAGGTTACCCACTCACCCACGTTAGCTTCGCCTTGACCATTAAGCCTTAGTACTGCTACTGGCAAGTCTTTACCGTTATGTCGGTCTTTGAGTTGTTTAATAGTAGCACCTGGAGAAAAATCTTTACGCGCCTTTACTTCCCAGTCAATCCCTACTGTGCCTGTTATGTCAGTGCCTGGTCGCCCCGCGCCAGTGCTCTCAGCGTATGGAAAGCCATGCTCAGCAAGGTACATGGCTACAACTTTCTGAGAACGATACCCTCTATGTTTACGAGATTGACTTGGCATTAGAACCTGTTTCGTAATGCTGAAGTGCGTCGAGTAAGCTCACGGCTAGTCAAGCTGTAATAACGCTCAAGGTTATCCATTGTAGTCTCTAGCATTTTACGATAGGCGTAGGCATACATCTTTGCCGTAGATAGCTCAACAATCTCTGGGTCTACGATAACAGCAGCTTTTAGCATGGTAGCTTTTTCTGTACTCTTACCATTAGTTTTAGATAAAAATGCTTTTGCCTCAGCGGTGGAGTATGCGTTTTCAGCCTCTAGCTCTGCTAGAGCGGCACATGCCACTTGTGTGCGAAGAAAACTGTAGTTCTCCATATATTTGGTTGCTAAGACCATCAACTCTTGATCGTCTACAACTGTAATATCTTTTGGAAATGGGGGCGCATCAATATCTAAGTTACGTCGTACAGGTAGCCCTTGCGCCTCAAGGACTTTCATTACCTCATCACTTATGCCAGTTGCTATGATTTTAATCATTTGTATACCCTTTACAGTTAGCGCACTCATCAGAAGATAAATTACATACAGGCGGTTTCTTATCTCGAACTGCATCACAGATCATCTTAGCCGCATCAAATAGTTCAGTAATTCCAAAATCGCTTTTGTGAACTACAAACTCTTTTGCTTCTTGATTGGCTTTACATTCATAAACAAGAACAGCTTCTTGCGGTACGTTTTCATACCCAAGTAATTCGGCTAACTTCATATAAATTTGAACTTGTGTTATATGTTTTTGGAATGGCGCCTTTAACGCTCTCCATGCCTTCTCAATGTCATTATCGTTTTCAATTAGTAACTCAGGGGCTTCCCACCTAAGGGTACCTACACCTACTGATTTAATTTCAAGCATTAGTGGATCGCCAAGGCCTACTAGCCAGCCATCTGAGTGCCCACTAATACGTAATGGCTCATAAAACAACGGCACTTCGCGGTACTCAAGTGGCCCATCGTGACAGTCAGAACCGCCCCAGAACATCTCTTCGCACTCAACGCAATACCACTTACCGTACAGTACGTTCATCTGCTGAAACCAGCGCTGCCACTTTGCATGGATAAAATGGCCTTCTTCAAATACTGATAGAAGGCGCATACTCATTTTTCTATTAGCCTGTGGTGTTTGACCTAACAGTTGAAAGTAAGATGCACGGTAACACCAGTTACCACTTGCCATCTCAGATGGGTGTAGAACGTCTGTTCTACGTGATCCATCTCTAGGCTTAGACAATAGAAAACGCTCTACTGAACCAAGAACACGCGTATCTTTTTTACCCACTTCGATGAACCTCTTTAATGTGCCACTTGGTTTGTATTTCATAAGTAGAACCTATCACGACTTTTTAGTTTCTACCCAATCTTTAAATGAAATTCCTGCTTTAGTCGCTTTACGTTTTAACGAGTTGCGCTCACGGTGGCTCATACCGCCCCAGATACCGTGCTGCTCTTCCATTTTATCTGCGTACAGTAAACACTCTTTACGCACAGGGCATTCTGGTAAACCGTCTTTGCCGTAGCATACGGCTTTAGAAACCTGTGCTATTGATTGGTATTTAGATTTGTCTCTCGGGGGGTACCAGAGTTCGGTATCCATCCCTCTACATTTGGCTTTGTGTCGCCAGCTTTCATTGTGTCCAAGATCTGATTCGTACAAGTATGCTCCTGAAGAGTAGAGCGAAGCTCTAGAAAATCATCTTCAGTTAACATTACGTAGTTCTCGTTGTTAAGACTGAAACCGAGGATAGGCATCCGACTGTCAAGAATTGCTTCTTCAACAATCTTTTCTAAAACCGTCGCTTTGACGGTAAAAGAAGCTTTGCCCGTCCACTTATGCTCTATGAGCAAATCAGTAGAACGCACATCGCCTTTCCGACTCCAGAACGCTCCGCTTCCAGCACTACGCTGTCCGCCAACTTTCTTTGCAAGTCGGTCCTCATGCTTCTTAGACTCTCGTTGGCCCTTACTCTTCATAAGCGAACTTAGACCCAGCTTTAATTGAGTCCAGCACGTCCCGTTCAAGGGCCTCTTTCAAGTCAATCTCTTCCCGTATTGAGGCAAGCATAGCATCTGCACCCTGCCATTGCCTATCACCATACCGATAGTAGGCCCCAGCACGGACAATAACCTTATTTAACTTGCCAATAGCAATCAATTCCTTACCAAAATCAAGTTCTCCAGGGGCTACCTCGCCACCCTCAGCAAAGTAAAAATCAAAAGAAGCTACACGAGAAGGTGGGGCAGACTTATTTTTAAGCACTCTTGCTTTAATAGATTGACCTATACGACGCTTATCTTCGCCAGCGCCTGCTTCAATCCAGTCGTCTCTACGTACGTCTATACGGGTAAAGTAACTGTAGTTCTTTCCCTTACCGCCTGGGGTAGTGCGTGGATCGCCATACATAACGCCAACCTTGTCGCGCCATTGGTTAATTATAATTCCAATAAATGGACGTTCAAACTCTGTAAGGCTGCGCTTAGAGGCTAGCCCAACTTTACGAAAAAACTTATTAGTAAGTAACGCGCCACGGCCTACAGTGTGCTCGTCCATATCTTTGTCGTCTTCTGCGCTGGGCACTAACGCTGGAAGTGAGTCAACTACAATACAATCAATTGCTTTGCTCTCTACAACCTGTATGACGGCCTCGTACGCCTCTTCCATAAGGTTTGTAGACACTACGTACACGCGAGAAGTATCAACGCCGCACATCTCTGCGTATTTTGGTACCCACTGCTCTGCTGCTACCCACACAGTTGTAAACTCTGGGTTAAGCTTTTGGTTTGCAGCAATAGTTTTTAATGCAATTGCTGTTTTACCTTGGCTCTCTTCACCGATAACTTCATGCCACTGGTTAATTGGCCACCCGCCACCTAGCGCTACGTCTAAAGAAATAGAACCCGTAGTTAGGTACCCCATAACGTCGTCTCTAATATCAGACCCTAAAACAATTGTGCCTACGCCCATTTTTTTATTGATTGAACTAAATACTTTTGCTAACTCGCCTGTAATTGCCATTAAATATGTCCAATGATTGTCTGTGGATTAAACCCGCCTGCTTGTACTTGCTTTGACGGTTGAGCTGGTCCTGAAGCTTGTGGCCCGCTTGTTATACCTTTGCCCATACCTGAACCGCTTTGTGTAATCGGATACCCGCAATCATAACAGCGTTTACGAGCCTCTGGTGTTGCCCCTCCGTAGTTACCGCTACCACATCCTGGGCAGCGATCCCCCATAGGAACCGCAGGAGTTGCTACTGGATACGAAGGCTGTTGTCTTTGGTACGGAGCCTGCTGTTGTGGAACGTAAGTAGGTTGTATACCTTGTTGTTGAGGTATTGGTTGAACACCCAGTTTTTTTGCAAACCAATCTGCATTACTCATTGTCAATTCCCATATCTATATCTACTCTTCCTGAACTTATTGCAGCAGTTTCTAATATACCAAGGCTAAGCCCGATAGATAAAGCACCAATTAAAGACGACATAGAAATTGCTTTATATATAACAGATGAAGATTCTATCTCTTCTTTAGACATTGCGTTATTAGCTTTAGAGTCTTGTAAAGCAAGCATAGTAGAGACGCTCATATCAGAAATAGAATCAATAAACGGCATTAGCTCAAAGATACCGCTAAGGCGTAAATCGCTATCTTCTTTCTCTTTAACGTCACCCTCTTCACTAACTCTGTTTAAACCAACACCCTCCGCTAAAGAGTTTGCAGGAGCTAGGCCTGTGTCATATAGATACCAACGGAGCATAGTTGATATTGGAATCTCTGTAGACACAATCTCAAGCTTTTTCTTTCGGTTATACCATGCCATTTTCAGCCCATTTCTTCTTACGAGTTAATAAATAAATAGCGGCCTGATAGCCACTCATTACTTGCCGTGCTATTGGCGTTTGATATAAGTGCCTCATAAGTTAAAGCGTAACTTATTTTTTTGTTAAGCATAATCCAACTAGCCACAGAAGCGGTAGCGTTTGAAGTACCAACCATAAACTTAGTGGTGCCGTTTAGATTAGTTACAAACCAACGACCATTGGCGTACACCGTAGTGCTGGGCGTACCATTGCTGTAGCGAGCAATATAAGGTTTGGCAAGCGTATCCCATGAAACGCCCGCTTTGCTTGCGGAGTTATCCGTGGCGCCTACCGATATTGTGTCAGGGGAGCATGCTGGAGAAAACACAGCAGTTCTGTTGCTGTCGTTTCCCGTAGAGGCCACGACTTGAACGTTATTAGCTTTTAGTACGGCTAAATCGGCAGCCATACCATCAGGCATACGACAACCATCAAAGATTTTACCTTGGGATAGACTTACTACCGAGATATTAAACTTAACTCTATTAGCCACTACCCAATCTAATGCACTCTTAACACTGTCTAATGAGTATAGATATGGATTGCCTTTATCAGTCATTCCTACAATTCTGATAGGAATGACCTTTACATTGGGATTTACCTTAGTAATAATTGACATCATTTGGGTGCCGTGGCTAAAGATAGCGTTGGTGGTAGTAGGTAGGTTAGCTGCTCCAGGGCCTTCCATAAAAGGTTTTTTATTAGGGCACGCCCCAGCCCCAGACTCAATCAAGCAAACCTCATAAACTACATTAGAAAATAAACTGGTATTAATTCCGTTATCAATAAGAACTAATGTTGGAGGCACCTCAGCATGTGCTGGAGATACCAGCCCTAGCATTAAAACAATTACTGATAGTAGTTTACGCATTTATTTTCTCGCCCTCTAGTTGTTTGATCATTTTGCTTCTCCCCATTTTGTAACTACTTTGATGTCTGCTACCAAAGGAATGGGTAGGATTTTAATCTCTTCCATAGCCTCGCGGATAGCGTTGACTGTTTGGTCTACCAAATGGTCTGGAGTTAACGTTACAAGTTCGTCGTGCACTGTAAGGATTAATTTAGCACCTTCTGGGATCATCTGATGAGCGCGGACCATAGCAACTTTAATAATGTCAGCGGCTGAGCCTTGGATTCTTGTGTTAAAAGCTTGACGCTCAGAGCTAGACCTAAAGCTGTGAACTTTAGACGAGATATCAGGAAGGTAGCGTCTACGCTTTAAAATTGTAGTGACGTATCCTTTATTACGAGATAGGCCGATAACCTTAGCGCGATAAGTGCTAACAGCCGCAAATTTATCAGAGAAGTCAGTCAAAAGCTTTTTTGCCTCATTGACCGAACACCCGATAGAACGTGCAATCTTGTCAGGGCCTACGCCGTAAGCCATAGCAAGCACAAGAACCTTACCTGCTTTACGGTCTACCCCCATCGTATCACCTACCGTAGTGTAGATATCACCACCATCTAGATAGTTTTTCATCATAATTGGGTCTTCTGACATTGCCGCAATTACACGAGGCTCAATCTGTGAGTAGTCGGCTACTACTAACTTGTACCCTTCAGGGGCTGTAAATAAGTTACGGATAGAGCGCCCGTGCGCAGTGTGCGGAGCAGGTACATTTTGAAGGTTAGGGTTACGACTAGAAAACCGACCAGTCTCTGCCCCCCATTGAACAAAGTCACCGTAGATGCGGCTGTCAACCAGCATAGACTCTCGCGTTTCAACTTTTGATTTACCGCCTACAGTCTTAGTTACCTCACCGCCTAAGTACGGAATTACATACGTGCTCATTAACTTATTTAAATCTGAATAAGTTAAAAGGGCGTTTACCAACTCATCTTTCTCACGGTAAGGCTCAAGCGCCTCAGCAGATACGGAATAATCTTTGTAGTCAAGATCAGTCTCTGCCTTTTGTAAACCTTTACCAGTAAGAAGCTGTGGTCGTAGCCCTCGACAGCCCTCGTCGCGAGGCCCGTATAAAATGTATTGTTTTTCATTATTTGAATTAATGTTAAACGGCTGACCAGCAATACGATAAATATTAGACCTAACCTCTTCGATCTCAAGCACTAGCTTGTCATGAAGAATCTGTAATTCATTAGTGTCGATGGGCGCGCCAGTCAGTTTCATATCACAAAGAACACGGAGAACATCCATCTCCAACTTCATAACGCCGTCAACATCAGCGGCAGTTAATTTTGGGGCAATAGTTTTCCAAAGAATGAATGTGTATTTAGCGTCTAAGTAAGAGTATTTAGCTACATCACTAAACGAGTAAAGCTCAACCTGATGGCCAATGCCCTTTTCCATGCTGTAGCCCAACTCTCGCTGTAAACAGTCGTCTAAACCTAGCTTGCCTTTGTTCTTGTTATCATATAAAAAAGAAGCCATTAGCGTGTCAAAGTAAGGTCCTGGAGGCACACTACCTCCGTAGTACTTTGCTACAGAACTAAGATCAAAAACTAAGTTGTGGCCTATGGTCAATATGCTGTCGTTAAACATTAAAGGCTTAATTGCTTTGAACACCTCTGCTGGAAACAACTGCGTAGGGGCGTCATCAAACACTTTGATTGCTTTTTTCTTATCACGAGAGTAGTCCAACTCTCGGGCAGGTAGCCCAGCGGCCACTCGTTTTTCACCTTGCCCAGTTAAAGGAAACGATTCAGAAACGAACTCACCGTGCGGATGCCCCATAGGAATTACATCGCCTCTGCCATGAGTAGCAAAGCTAATCCAAAGAACTTCGTTTACAGCAGGAGTACCGCGATGATCTCCAACGGTCTCCACGTCAAATGCAAACGAGTCTTGCTTAAGATAATAATTAACCATCTCGTTTAACTGCTTTTTTGTTGTAATAATATTCAAGTTGCACCCCTTATAAAGCCGAAAGGCTAGAGCCAGGGGATATAGGCCCTAGCCTTTCAGCGACCTATTTATTAAAGAAGTGAAGAAGCAACTGCTTCTAGTTCTTCCCAAGTTGGCTCCTTGATAGCGGAGCGTTCAAACGGCACCATTGCAGCAATTGCTTTTTCAATTGCTTCTTCATCTGTAATGCCCCAGTCCTCAGCGAGGTCACGGGGCTTAACTGGATTAATATGGTACACAGTTGATTGCATCTTGCCTGTACGACTAATTGCCCAGTAGTTCTTTGTTAAAGGGCCTGCTGGTGAGAAGTGTGCGGCATGCAGTGATTTGTACAAACGTGGACTTGCAATAAGCATTTGACGCTGCGGACCACCAGGTGCGCTGAGGTTAGCAACTGTAAATGCCTTTTTATCTTCAGGCTTACTTCCAAGCTTTACACACAACGGGTCGTTAGCACCTAGTGAAACGAATGAACGCTTACCTGATGTAATTTGTGACAAGAAGTGCTGCTTATAGATGGCGAACGGGCCATCTTGATCAAGGAACTTGATTACTTGAAAGTCACCATCGCTGAATTTAAATTCAACTGGGTAACCGCCTGCTGGTGCCGCTGCTTTATCTGCGGCTTCCCAACCAGATTGAATTACTGAGCTTGTGCTCTGGGCTGGTCGGTCTTCAATTGCTGTGTTAGAAAACTCGTCGTTCTCTGCTACGTACTCATCTGTTCTGTTTACTGCCATTTGTTTATCATCCTTTTATTTTAGTTTGGTTTAGTTTCGTTTGCTCGGATGTTATTCCAAGCCTCGGCTATCTCATTGCTGAGCTGTCGGTGTGCAGACCATTCTATACGTTTTATGTTTAGAAGTCCAGCCGAATCAAACAACCGAATTACTGCTTCCACCATAGCCCTAGAGTAAAGTCTACGGCCTTGATGGTCATCCCCCTTAGA